CATGATGTTGCCTCTCTCTCGTCGTGTTGCTGTTTTCCTCTATTGTAATATTTTGGAGCTCAATCGTGCAACAAAAGAATTTTTCAGTGTTTCCCATATATACCTACGACCCGAAAGATGGTGCGGAAGATGCCATTATGAGCGCTATTGGCGATATCGCGGTGAGCATGAAGGCGGCGGACTATCTCCAGCTGCCGCCCGTGGTCGAGGATACGATCCCCGTCGTACTGGATGCAAAGGCTCGCAAGGCGTACGACACGATGGAGCGGACGATGGTGCTGGAACTTCTGCAGAGCGGCGAGTAGATCACGGCGGCGAGCGCGGCGGCACTCTCGAACAAGCTGCAGCAGCTTGCCAACGGGGCGGTCTACAACGAGGATCACAAGCCTCATGCGGTGCATGACTGCAAGATTGAGGCATTCATGGAGCTGATTGAGCAGCTGGGCGGGAAATCTGCGCTGGTCTTTTACAACTTCCAGCATGATCTTGCGCGGATCGTAGAGGCACTGAGGCAGACAAATCTGCGTGTACGGATTCTGCGCGGGGCGGAGGATGAACTGGCGTGGAATCGGGGCGAGGTGGATATTCTCCTTGCGCACCCTGCAAGTGCCGCCTATGGGCTGAACCTACAGGATGGAGGCAATCATGTTATCTGGTATGGACTGAATTGGAGTCTCGAGCTTTACCAACAGGCGAATAAGCGCCTGCACCGTCAGGGACAGACGCAGACCGTCATTATTCACCATCTTGTTTCTGAGAATACGCGCGATGAGGACATCCTGCGTGCGATCGGCATGAAGGAGCGGGCGCAGGAGTTTGTACTTGATAGCCTCAAGGCTCGCATCGATAAGTATCGGCCACACGGAGGAGGGCTTACGAATGCTGATTTTCATGAAGAACGTCAAGAAGTTTTTGAACACGGAAGGAACGTCAATTCGGGCAATACACTATCGTGCGGGACGCGCGTATGCTACGAATCGGCACAGCAGCATCTGGGTTGAGGAGGCTTCCGGCAGGGAGGGTGTTTTCGATGCTGTGAGCAATGTCATGGTCGAAGGTGCGGCACTTCCGGATTACGACAAGCTCCTCCCGCCACCTCGCGAAGATGCGCCGTATGCAATCGTAGGTGTCTGTGAACTCGTAGAATTTCTTGCGGTGCTGAAAGCGGTGAGTGCGTGCACTCCGAAGAAGCAGATCGCGTCTTTGCTGTTTGTGTGGCGTCCGGATGGACTCATAATGTATGCGCGAGATAATCATCTGCGTGTAGAGTATCACCTTTCGGGTAAAACAGAGAATTTTACTGAGGGACAGAGCTTTTACGCAGCGTTCGACGCGCGGCGTCTTTCCGATCTTGTCGATTACTTACGTCAGCGCAAAGCACCTGTGCGGTTTTATTCACCCGGGAGGAAACACGCTCCTTTACGAATGGATGTGGACACGGATATGATTTCAGCAACACCTGCAGGCGGCTTTCTTGCGCCGGTGCACGGGCTTGAGGATGTTGAACGTTTTGCGGATGTGATCCCAAGCAAAGCAGAGTGATCGGAGGTCACGGAAATGGCAGAGCAGAAATATCCGCAGAGTGCGGAATCGAATGAATACCGGTACATTGATTTTGAGTGGCTGAATGAGGTCGCCACGGGGCTGACAGCGGGCGCGGAGAAGCATCCCGGTGAAACGTGGCGGGATATCCCTGCGAAGGAGCACGCCGCACGGGCTCTGCGCCATCTATCGATGTGGCTCGCAGGTGATCGGAGTGATAGCCATATCATCAACGCAAGTATGCGCTGCATGATGGCGTGTGTGATGGAATGCGAGGAGTCAGCGCAAACAGGAGGAGCAGAATGACAGCAAAAGAATATCTGAGACGCATCCGCGATGCTGAGAGTGATCTACGGAGTGCGGAGATGGATTACCAGCGCGCAAGAGATGATGTAATGAATCTCAAGGCGATCGAGTACGACAAGGACAAGGTCAGCAACTCACACATCGGTGATCTTTCGGATTCAATCGCAGCCCTTGAGAAATACGCTGAGCGGGTCAAGGCGAAATGGGATGAGCTGGTCGTTATGCGCGAAGAAGCGAAGGAGCGGATTGGGGAGATCGCGGATGGACGATATCGCGAAGTGCTGCATCGCCGCTATTTGCAGGGCGAATCGTGGGAGTACATTGCGGTAGGGATGGGGTATAGTTTTCGGCAGGTAACACGATTGCACGGAGGTGCATTGCGGGCGATTGCAGAAAAGATGTCCTAGAATGTCCTATATGACCTGTGATATAGTATAAGCTGATAATCGAGGGTGCTGCAGGAGCGGCGCCCTTTTTGTATTGTGTTGATGCATACTGTGGAGGTGGTGAGCGTGACGCTCAAGGAATATCTGCGTTGCCGCAGAACATGGAGCAAGAAGAGGACACAGACACAGAAGCAGCGCGGACGCAGACAGCGGCAGAGCGATAAGGAGAAGAGGTCGTAAGACGCACGCGCCGCGCTGCATGTGTGGATTCTTTCATGGGAGATACCCCCTGGCATTGCAGGTACTACAAGGGGCAAGCAGCTACACGGGTCTGCGAGTCCCGGCTTTTGTGTGCGTGAAAACGAAAAAAAGGGGTTGACAACCTGACAAAATAGGAGGAGGAAGGAGGTGTGCCAAAAGCAAAGTCCTCGCGCGTGCGCGTGACAGAAGAAACAAAATTTATTTTCTCAACGGCAGATACCTGTGAATTTTTCCAAATTTCACGAGAGACTTTGTCAAGTTGGCAGAAAAAAGGCGCACCAAAAGCCGGGCGGGGAAAATGGAGCATCAAGGCGCTCATGGAATGGCGATTTGACGGCAAACATACAGACAGTCCAGAAGTCCGAAAACTCAAGGCAGAAGCGGATTTGAAGGAGCTCAAGGCGGCGCAGGAAAAAATAAAACTTGGTGTTACGCAGGATGAATTTGTGCACGTTTTGACCGTACGAAAAGAACTCACGCGTCTGCTGTCAAATCTCAAGAAAAATTTACTTGCGATGGGGCATCATGTCGCGTCAAATCTGGCATCGCTCGATATGGAAGCGGCAGAAACCGCAAAAAACGAGGTTGACAAACGTGTCAATGAGGCACTGATGGAGATGGCGGAGGGGAGACTTTACCGTGGCAGAGCGAAGAAAAAAACGGAATGAACTTGCCTATCCTCCGTGGATTATGGACGCGCTTGCCGTGCTGAAGCCGCCCGAAAAACTCACTGTATCCGAATGGGCGGACAAGTACCGCATCCTGTCCGAATTGGACAGCGCTGCGCCCGGGCGGTGGCACACATCGAAAACACCATATCTCAAAGCGGTCATGGATGCGTTCAACGATGATTTCATCCACGAAATCACATTCTGCGCAGGGACACAGCTCGGGAAAACCGCCGCGGAGCAGAACATGATCGGCTATGCCATTGCACAAGACCCCGCGCCCATGCTCGTTGTATATCCATCGGAAAAGCTGGCGAAGTTCACGAGTGAAAAACGCCTGCAGCCGATGATAAAACTATCGCCCGTGCTCGCGGAAAAGTTCGATGAGCGCGGGAGTAAAGACCTCGAACTCTCTCTTGGAAATATGTATATCGCCCTCGTCGGCGCAAACAGCCCATCGGAACTCTCAAGCCGTCCTGTACGCTATATCTTTTTCGACGAGATCGACAAGTTCCCGAAATGGACGGGCGCGGAAGCGGGGCCGTTGGAACTTGCTGCCGAACGCACAAAGACGTTCTACAACCGCAAGATTGTCAAGGTTTCAACGCCGACGCTCAAGACGGGGAATATATGGCAGGGATGGGAGACGGCAGATATACAGTACCGCTATTTTGTCCCGTGCCCGCATTGTGGGGAGATGCAGACGCTTGAATTTAGGCAGATCAAGTGGGCGGAGGGCGCGGATGAGACTGAGGCGCGAATGGCGGCGTACTACGAATGCAGGCACTGTCACGAGACCATCGACGACCGTCACAAGCCCGCTATGCTCCGCATGGGAGAGTGGCGCGGCGAGGTAAAGGTAAAGGAGCGTGCGCACAAGGTCGCCTATCATCTGAACTCTCTCTATTCGCCGTGGCTGACCTTCGGGGACGTTGCGGCGAAATTCATTTCCAGCAAGGATGAACCCGCGCTGCTCATGAACTTTATCAACTCGTGGCTCGCCGAGCCGTGGGAGGACAAAAGCAGCAAAATGAAATCCGATGTGGTCATGGAGAAGGCACTGCCATACGAGCGCGGACAGATGCCGGAGGAAGCGCAGCTGATCACTTGCGGGATCGACGTGCAGCTCGATCATTTCTACTTTGCCGTGCGGGCATGGGGTGCGCATCTGACCTCGTGGCTGGTCGACTGGGGGCGCGTGGAGACGTGGGCTGACCTTGAGACGGTCATCGATCGGAACTATGCCGATGTGAACGGCGTTATCCGTAACGTGAATCTTGCGTGCATCGACTCTGGCTATAACACGGACGAGGTGTATAGCTTCTGTGCGCGTCACATGGACGTACTTGTGCCAACCAAGGGCGCAAGCGTGCCGCTGAAATCGCGGTATAACGTCACCATCCTCGATAAGCGCGCGGCGGGTTTTGGCTTGCGTCTCTACACGATGGACGCAAACCAGATGAAGAACTTCATCGCCTCGCGCATGACGATTGACGCAGGTGCGCATGGCAGCTGGAACGTCTACCGCGACATTGAGCGCGAATACGCCGATCAGATTTGCGCCGAGCAGCGCGTGGAGCAGCGCGACAAGAAGGGGCGCATCTCCGTTGTCTGGGAAAAAATCAGCTCCCACGCGGCGAATCACCTGCTCGACTGCGAGACGAACAACACGCTCGCCGCCGAGATCATCGGCGTGCGGTATCTCATGGAGCAGGAGCAGGAAACACGACCGCAAGAGCCGGAGCAGGAGGAGACTGACTGGATCGGCGCGGGGAAGAATTGGTATTGACATGAAAGGAGGTGAGACCATTTGGAGACACTGGAAACACAGCTTGCGCGTGTACGAGGGGCTATCGCCGCGATTGAGGAAGGGGCGCAGGAGTACAGCATCGCGAATCGTCGCATTACAAAGGCGAATCTTTCGACGCTCTATGCGCGGGAAAACAGTCTAATGGCGGCGATTGCACGGCGGGATGGCGGGGATCTCTCCTTTGCCCAAATGGGGCGTATATGATTCCGCTTCTGGAGAAGGCAATCGCGGCAATCTCACCGCAGTGGGCGTGTGAGCGTGCCTTTTACGCTGAGAGTCTGCGCGCCTACGAGGCGGGCGAGGTCACGCGGTTTAATGACGGCTGGGTGCCGATCAACGAGGATACGGAGAACGCCGACAAGACGCAGCGCGACCTCATCAAGGCGCGGGCGCGGTACCTTGAGCGCAACAGTGATATCGCGGGTGCAGCCGTCGGCGGCATCGTGCGCAACGTCGTTGGCACGGGTATCAAGCCGCAGGCGCGCACAGGAAATGAGGAGCTGAACCGACGCATTGAGGCACTATGGCGGGAGTGGACGGCGGCAGAGAACTGCGACATCACAGGACAGCAGAACTTTGCGGAACTGCAGGCGATGCTTCTGCGGCGCAAGATCGTCGACGGGGAAATCCTCATCAAGAAGGTGGTTACGCGCAGGGGAAGGCATCCGCTGAAGCTGCAGGTCATAAAATCCGACCTCCTCAGCAGTTTTCTTCTTTACGCGCCAAAGACGAATAGTATCATCCGTTCCGGTGTGGAACTGAACGACCACCTGCGCCCGCTCGCGTACTGGATTGACCGCAAAAGCCCCGATGGCTATGTGGAGTACAACCCCGACCGCATACCCGCCGAGCAGATCATCCACCTCTGGACACGGGCACAGCCCGACCAGATCCGTGGCATCTCCGACCTTGCGCCGATCATCAAGCGACTCAAGGACACGCAGGACTATATCGACGCCGAGACGGTCGCGGCGCGGATTGCGGCGTGCTTCTCCGTCTTTATCACAACAGGGGACGGCGCGGCAGGCGGACTTGGTCGTTTTAACGTCAACGCGAAGGACAAAGAAGGAAAGCAGCTGAGTGTGATCCGTCCCGGCATGATCAAATATCTTGCACCTGGGGAGAAGGTCGACACGGCGAACCCGTCGCGCGGACTGACGAATGCGCGGGATTATGTCGCCATACAGGAGCGGCTTGCAGGTGCGGGACTTGGTCTTTCCTATGAGCTGATGAGCCGCGACTTCAATACGTCGAGCTTTTCAAGTGCACGGCAGGGCATGCTTGAGGATCGCAAGACCTTTGAGCCGATGCAGGAGTTCATGGCGGCGCACCTGTGCGCACCGATCTATCGTGAGTGGATGGATCTCTGCGTGATGGCGGGCAGTCTGGATATCCCCGACTATTTCGAGCACAGGGCGGCATATCAGACGGTCGAGTGGGTTACGCCCGGCTGGGCGTGGATTGACCCGCAAAAGGAAGTGCAGGCGGACATTGCGGCGATTCAGAATGGCGGCAAGACGCTCGCGCAGTGGTGCGCCGAACGCGGTTACGACTGGCGGGAACAGCTTGAGCAGATGGCACTTGAGAAGGAGACCGCCGAGGCGATGGGGCTGAAGCTCTCGGTGCATACGCCGATTACGGTGCAGGCAGCGCAGAGCAATCATGTCAATAATGCAGACAATGACAAGGAGAATGCAAATGGCAGTCAGGAACAAGAATGAGCCGCAGCGGCGCACGGCATACGCGGGGGCGATTCTTTGTCGCTCGGATGAGGCGGACGGGGATACCCGACAAGCAGAACTCTCGCTTTCAAGCGAAGAACCGTGCCGCCGATGGTTTGGCGATGAAATCCTCTCGCATGATGCGGGGGCGGTAGACCTCAGCAGACTTCAGGAGATCGGCGTTGTACTGTTCAATCATGACCGTGACCGCGTGATCGGGCGCGTGCTTGATGTTCGACTGGATGATGCGGGGCGAAAGTTGCGTGCGGTGATTCAGTTCGACGAGGACGAGGAGAGCGAGCGCATCTATCAGAAAGTCCGATCGGGAACGCTGAAGGGCGTATCCGTCGGATATGCGGTCGATGTGTGGGAGGAAGTCAAGGCGGGGGCAACGAGTACCAACGGACGATTTACGGGACCGTGTGAAGTTGCGACACGGTGGACACCGTACGAGATTTCGATTGTGTCCGTACCCGCCGATGCGACGGTAGGAGTTGGACGTAGTTATTCAGAGAATGGAGAGGCAGCGATGGACGAACAGAACAAGGACAATGGAGTAAAGGCGCAGGATCCCGTAACGGTAACGCCGGATACGAGCGTGCAGCCGGATACGGAGGCGGCACGTCAGGCGGCAATCACCGAGGAGCGTGCCCGCGTGCGTGAGATCGGGACAATGTGCCGTCAATTTGGCGTGGATGATGCGCCATACATCAATGACGGTATGAGTGTTGAGGCTGTCCGTGCGGTAATCCTCGACAAACTGGCACAGGAGCGCAAGGCGCAGGCGGTCACGGTGCAGGTCGATGAGATGGACAAGTTCCGCGCAGCAGCGACGGACGGGCTTTCCATGCGTGCAGGGCTTACGGTCGAGAACAAGGCAGCGGGGGCGGATGAGTACCGCAGTAAGCGCATGATTCGACTTGCCGCTGAGTGCGTGGAGCGCGAACTGGGGAAGAATACGCGCACGATGGATGATGAGATGATCGTGCGCGAGGCACTGACAGGCACGGGGGCATTCCCCGGTATCCTCTCCAACGTCGCACATAAGAGCATGGCGCAGGCGTACCAGACCGCGCCGACGACGTATCAGCTCTGGACGGCACACGGGAGCAATTCGGACTTCAAGGATGCGGTGCGCTACCGCCTGAGCGAGGCGGACACGCTCGAAAAACTCAATGAGAGCGGCGAGTTCAAGGCGAGCGGTGTCACGGAGAGCATGGCAAAAACGAGTGTTGCGACATATGGACGTATGTTTTCGATCACGCGTCAGGCAATCATCAACGACGACATGGGCGCACTGCAGCAGATCCCGGCAATCTACGGAGCGTCCGCACGGCGCATGATCAACAAGATGGTCTATAAGATGCTCAAGGATAATCCGAAAATTGAGGGCAAGGAGCTGTTTCACAGTGATCGCAAGAATCTCCATGCGGTGGACATCTCCATCGAGGGGCTTGCGAAGATGAAGGCGGCGATGGCGAAACAGAAGAATATCGCGGAGCTTGAATATCTCAACATTCAGCCCGCATTCCTCATCTGCCCCGTCGAACTTGAGGTGCAGGCGGCACAGCTCATCAGTTCGGTAGTTGACCCGACGAAGGCGAACGCAACGCCGAACCCCTTTGCAAACAAGATGACGGTCATCTCGGAGCCGGAGCTTGAGGATGCAAAGGCATTCTACCTTGCGGCGGCGGCGGGCGTTGCACCGACGATTGAGGTCACGAGCCTCAACGGCAACCTCACGCCGACAATGGAACGCGCGGAGCAGTTCGATACGCTCGGTATCAAGTGGCGCATCTACATGGACGTGGGCGTCAATCTGCTCGACTATCGCGGCATCGCAAAGAGTACGGGAAAGTAAGGAGGAATTAAGTCATGGCAGAAGCAGTAAAAGCGACGTATGTGCAGCGCGGTGACAACATCGACTACATGGCGGCGGCAAACGTCGCCTATATGGAGGTTGTACCGCTTGCAGCGCGGATCGGCATCGCACTCACAGAGATTCCGAAAGGAGAGATGGGGAGCGTGACGCTCGTAGGCGCCTTCCGTCTCCCCGCGGCAACGGGCAAGATCGACATCGGCGCGGAAGTTTACTGGGACAAGACGCAGAAAAACATCGTTGGCGCGTCCGGTGCATCGACGGTACGCGCGGGCTATGCGATTGCGGCGAAAGAGCAGGCGGACACGGTGGCGCTTGTCCGCATCGGATGATGGGATTCAAGGAGCAGGTCGCGGCGGATGTGACCGCCGTGTTCCTCAATACAAATGAGTTCGGTGAACGTCACAATCTGGACGGGACAGAGTGCATCTGCGTCATCTCGGGTGACATGACTGAGAAGCGAATCGCCGCCCTACACGGCGGATATCGCACACCTGAGGGACTTCACGGCGATTATCTGACCGTCTGCGTGCGGACGGATGACCTGCCCTCTGTGCCGAAACAGGGGACAAACTTCAAGGTCGACGGCAAACGCTATACAGTGGACACATGCACCGAGGATATGGGAATGCTGACCATTACACTGGGCGCATTCCGTACGGGAGGTGGATTCCCATGATTGAGATCGATGACAGTGATCTACAGCGGGCGGCAAACCTGCTCAAAGAGTTTCCGGGAGCGGTTGAAAGTCTCTCAAAACGTGCCGTGCGGAGTTCTGTCAAGGGCGTGCAGCGTGAGGCAGCGCAGAAAATCGCAGAGCGGTATACGTTCCAAAAGAAACGTATTTCCGGTGCAATGCGCGTCTCATATCGCGGCAGCGGCGCAGTATTCTCCGCACGCGGGCGTGTGAATGATCTTGCGTATTTCAAGCACAACCCGAACCGTGTGCCGACGAAACGCCCACCGAAGGGGAAGTATCTCTATAGCGAGGTCGTACGCGGGCAGGGCGGGACGATTGCACACGCTTTTCTTGCACGGATGCAGAGCGGTCACGTCGGCGTATTTCATCGTACGCATGGGAATGAATCCATGCCAATTGCAAAGAATTTTGCACCGTCCGTGCCGCAGATGCTCGGGCATCCGAGCATAAGAAGCTACATGGAGGAGCGTTTGCAGGGGCGGCTTTCGGTGGCGGTTGACCGTGAGGTCAATAATTTCTTGGCGAGGTATGGACGATGACACCTGCAATGCTTGTGAGTGCCGTTGTTCGCGAGGTCGAAGCGGCAACGGCGAATTATCGGATGAAAGCAGAGGGGCAGGGAGATAAGAAAGTCTCCGTCTATGCGCAGCACATTCCGAATGATGAGTTTAAGGACGACACGTACTATCCGCTCGTTGTTGTCAGCTGGCAGAAGACGGAAGATGTGACAGAGCCGGAGAAGGTCGGCGCGGAGGCAACCATCGGGCTGACGTTCGGCGTATACGGCGAGGATAAAGAGGCGTGGCGTGACTTGCTCTCCATCATGGAGCGGGTGCGGCAGCGCCTTTTAGTTTTTCGCAAACTGGAGAATCGCTTTCGCCTCGTCTTGCCGACGAAATTTGAGACGATCGAGGTGCAGCCGTATCCGTATTATTTCGGCTATGCGACACTGGTCTACACCGTTGCACAGCCGAATGAGCAGATGGCGGCGGAACTGGATCGTATTATGCAGGAGGATAATACATGAGTGAAGAGATGAAGAAGCAGCAGGATGCACCTGCTGTCAAAGCGAAAAAGGCGTCACCTGTGCAGGAGCATACGGCGGAGAATTATGTCTACATCGGCCCGAATCGTCTTGCGGACGGGCTGAAATGCTATACCGTCTATCGCGGCTATCCACATGAGGTCGTCGAGATGGCAAAGGAGAAGTACGCGGGCATTGCGCGGCTTTTTGTCCCCGTGGAGGAGCTCGGCGCGGCGATGGCAGAGGTCGTGCAGATGGGAACGCCGCTCTATCTGGCAGCTCTTGAAGTGGAAAGAGGTGAATAACTATGGCATTGGGTTACAAACACGGCGTATATACGAATGAGCGAGCAACGAGCCTTGTGCCGGTGACGGCGACCGACAGCGGGCTGATTGTCGCATTCGGTACAGCACCCGTCCATCTGGCGAGTGCGCCCGCGGCGGTCAACACGCCCGTGCTCTGCTACTCCTATAAGGAGGCGGTCGCGGCTCTTGGCTATGCGGATGAGTGGGAGAAGTACACGCTCGCAGAGGTCATCAAGACGCATTTCGCACTGTTCAACATGGCGCCGATCGTGCTTGTGAATGTCCTCGACCCTGCAAAGCACAAAGAGAACGTGCAGGACAAGCAGACGGCGATGGCGGGCGGCATTGTCACCATGACAGAGCCGGTACTGCTGGATACGCTCAAGGTAAAACTCACAGCGGCGCATCAAGAACTCGTGAAGGGTACGGACTATACGGCGGCATACGATGATGAAGGGCATGTCATCATCACGCCGATGGCAGGCGGCGGCATTCCGAGTGGGCAGACGGAACTCTATCTGAGCTACACCATGCTTGACCCTGCAGCGGTAAGGGCTTCGGACATCATCGGCGGCATTGATGCGGTCACGAACCGCACGGAGGGGCTTGAACTCATTGACGAGGTGTTCCCGCGTTTCGGGCTTGTCCCCGGCATCATCATCGCGCCCGGCTGGTCGCATGATGTGACCGTCGCAGCGGTCATGAAGGCAAAGGAACACAACATCTGCGGACATTTCAACGCGATTTCCATTTGCGACATCCCGACAAAGGAGGTCAAGGCGTACACCGCCGCGAGCAAGTGGAAGAATGAAAAGAACTTTGCCGATAAGGACTGCATTCTCACATGGCCGATGGTGAAGCTCGGAAACGAGAAGTACCACCTCTCCACGCAGATCGCCTCCCTCATGAATCGTACGGACAGTCAGCATGACGATGTTCCGTATTACTCGCCGTCAAACAAGAATCTCCAAGCAGATGGAGCGTGTCTTGTCGATGGTACGGAGGTTTTTTTGAACTCTGCAAATGCAGGTTATCTGAATGGACAGGGCATCGTGACCGCGTTGAACTTCATCGGCGGCTGGAAACTCTGGGGCAACCGTACCACGGCGTACCCGTCGAATACGGATGTGAAGGACAGCTTTATCACCAACCGGCGGATGTTCAACTGGGTGGGAAATACTCTTGTCACGACATACTGGAGCAAGATCGATGAGCCGACGAATAAGCGTCTCATCGAGACGGTTGTAGACAGCGCGAATATCTGGCTGAACGGGCTTTCGGCAAAGGGCGCGCTGCTCGGTGGGCGCGTGGAGTTCCGCGAGGATGAGAATACGACGACGGAGCTGATGGACGGGATCATCCGCTTCCATGTCTACCTCACACCCGCAGCACCCGCACGGGATATTGAGTTCGTCATGGAATATGACCCCGGATACATCTCGGCGCTGTTTTCCTAAGGGGAGGGGATAGCACATGAAGAAAAAGAAGTTTTCGTTTGACCTGCAGCGTTTCGCGGGCGTGAACACCGTCCGCGACAAGCTCATCAACTTCGAGGTGTTCAAGGGCGGCAACCGCAAGCTCGGCATGGCGGATGTAACCCTGCCGGTCATCGGCTACAAGACCGCGACCATCTCCGGCGCGGGCATTGGCGGCGAGATCGAGATGCCAACGCCGGGGCAGACGGAGAGCATGGAGACGGAGATCAGCTGGCGCACCATCAACGAGGACGTGACCGAACTCCTCGCCATGCGCTCGCATGACCTTGAGTTTCGCGGGGCGAACGAGCAGTATGACGCTGCGACGGGCGAGATCAAAGTACAGGCGGTCAAGGTCAACATTCGCGGACTGCCGAAAAAGGGAAGCCTCGGCGCACTCAAGCCCGCCGAGCATACGGACAGCAAGAACACGCTCGAAGTGACCTATCTCAAGATCACCATCGACGGCAAGCGCAAGGTTGAGATCGACAAGCTGAACTACATTCACTTCATCGACGGCATCGACTACCTCGCGGATGTGCGTAAGGCACTGGGACTGTAAACGAGAAAAGCACTCGCGCATGGACGTGAGTGCTTTTTTGATATCTTTTTGGGAGGTCTGACATGGAAAAGAAAGAGAACATGGAAACTGTAGAGATCATCGAGGAGCAGAAGGCTCTTGATTTCACGGAGCTTGAGAATCGTCTGGATGAACTGGACTCCAACGCATTCATCCATGCGGAACGCGCCTGCCGCATGGTCGGTGATCCGACGCCCGACATCGTGTATAGTGCGAACTTCCGCGCACGTCTCGCAGCAACGGCGATGGGCGTGCCGTTTGAGGAGATCCGCAAGCTGAAACTGCGCACCTATACGGCGGTCATTACGAGGACGCTGAATTTTTTACTGCAGTCTTTGGGCGAAGAGCTGACCCGGCGCAGCAACTGAGATCAATCAGCTTTGCCCTGCGTGAGGCGGGGGCGATCGAGTTTTGGCAACGGCAGACGCTCCGAGAGCTACGTTGCTGGCTGGATGTGATCGAGGAGGAGAAACGGCGCAAATAAAAAGGCAGCGACATAAGCCGCTGCCTCTGCGTTGCTATGACCTTCCAATGAAAATATCTTGAAATTCGTTATAGTTTCCGTTTCGCCTTAACCAAAGACCATACAAGAAGGAAATCAAATGAAAAACAAGACATACAATCAGTTTGATTGCTCCATAAACGAGGGCGAGAGAAATAATAGCAGCAACTATAACGATTGGAATCACAACAAGATAGGTCAACATTTGAATCACTCTCCTTGTCGTATTTGATAAATCTATTATAGCAGAAAAAGGGGGGATTTTGTGGCGGCTGGAAAAATATTTGCCATTTCCTTTGCCATCGGCGCCGTGATGAATGCATCGTTTGGCGCAGCGATGAATCGTGGTTCTGTAGCGATGCAACAGCTGAGTGACAATACACGCTTTTTGAATGCCGAACAGAAGCGTCTGGAACGTGCATGGCAGGCATCGCAAGGAGAAGTAAAACACTATTCACGTGAGATTGCCCGCATCAAACAGCAGTATGATGCGGGGAAAATCTCGCAAAGTCAGTACCAGTCGGCGATGGAACGCGCGCAGCAGGGGATGCGTGCGGCGGGAATGAGTGCCGATGAATACCGCACGCATCTCACCCGTCTGCGTCAAGAGATGGCACAGACAAAAGCAGCTGCCGATCGACTGCAAAATGCACAAGCGGCAAAGGCGGCAGCCGGAGAGAATCTTGCCGGCGCAAAGGCGGGATTCGGAAATGCTGTTGCTACGGCGGGCATGGTCGCTGCACCTCTCTATGGTGTGATTGAGACCGCCGCAAAGTTCGAGGCATCCATGTCGAAGGTGCAGGCGATTACCCGCGCCAACAGCGATGAAATCGGGCGGCTCACCGCAGAGGCGCGTCGCCTTGGTGAGACGACGCAGTTCAGCGCACAGCAGTCGGCAGAGGCGATGAGCTATCTCGGCATGGCAGGATGGAACACAGAGCAAATCATCGCAGGTATGCCCGGACTTCTTGCACTTGCAGCCGCAGGTGGCACAGACCTCGCCCGCACGGCGGACATTGTATCGGATGATCTCACGGCGTTCGGACTTGCGGCAGATCAGGCGGGGCACATGGCGGACGTGTTCGCCGTCACGGCAACGCGGACAAACACCAACGTCGAGATGATCGGCGAGACGATGAAGTACGCCGCTCCTGTTGCGCGTGCGTTCGGTGCGTCTATGGAGGAGACCGCAGCTCTCACGGGCATCATGGCAAATGCGGGCGTCAAGGCGTCGCAGGCGGGCACATCTCTCCGCGCGGGCTTTATGCGTCTTGCGGGTCCGCCGAAAAAGGCGAGCAAAGCGATGGACGAGCTTGGTATTTCGCTTTCCGATCTATCGGCGCAGCAGGCAGAAACATCGGCGGCTCTTTCCTCTCTCGGTATTGATATGGACGGCATCGCGGGCGAAGGTGCACATAAGATGGCGGCGGTTCTCACAGAACTCCGCGACAAAATGCAAGGGTTGACCGATGAGGAGAAGCTGGCGTATATGCAGATCATCTTCGGTACGGAGGCGGCGACGGGCTGGCTGAATGTACTTGATGCGGGTCCCGAGGTATTTAACGATCTTGTTGCACAGATGGAGAACTGCGACGGTGAGGCCGAAAAGATGGCAGAGGTCATGCTGAATAACGCAAAAGGTTCTATCGTTCAGCTGCAATCCGCCGTAGAGGGCGCAGCAATTTCCATCGGCACGCTCTTCCTTCCTACCGTCGCAGACACCGCGAAATGGGGCGCGGAGGCTGCGGCATCCGTCTCCACATGGGTAAAAGAGCATGAGGGGCTGACAAAAGGTGCGGTAGAGGCGGCGGCGGCAATCGCCGCACTTGTTGTCGCCGTAAAGGGCTTTCAGTTTGCCTCGGCGGCCTACAGCTATGCGGCGGCGTCCATGCGGCTCTATTGGCTCATGATAAGCAATACGGCGGCGGGACAACGGCTTTTGACCGTGGCAACATGGGCACAGGCTCGCGCAATGGCGGCGGTCAATACGGCGTCGAGTGCTGGGACATATTGGGCGATTGGAGCACAGATTGCAGCAACCTACACCAGACTGCGCGCGATTACATGGGTAGACGTAGGGAACGGCATACGATCAGGACTTCAAATTGGAGTAAACGCCGCACAGACCTCATTTGCACGCATCAGGGCGTTTGCCGTTGTTGCCCGTACAGCGATGGTAAACGCTGCGGTCGCGATTGTTGAAAGTGCGAAAGCGGCAGGATTGGCGGCGCTCAATATGGCGCGTAATTTCAGTATGTCCGCCACAATCGGAAAGGCAAGCGCGGCATTTCGCGGGCTTAGTACGGCGATCCTCTCCGTTGGCAGGGCATCGATGGCGGCGATGTTCTCGCCGCTCGGGATTGCGCTCATGGCACTTGCAGCGGCAGCGTATGTCATCTATGCCAACTGGGATAAGGTGGGGCCGTTCTTCATGCAGCTATGGCAGCGGATTCAGACTGCTTTCAGCAATGCGTGGACAGCGATGCAGCCGACCATAGAGCGGCTGAAAACGGCGTTTTATACGTTGGTGGATACGCTCGCACCGAAAATTGCAGCAATCGGAGCGGCGTTTATGGCGGCATTCGCTCAGGTAAGTGCCGCATTCGCAGAGCACAGTGGGACATTTGACACGCTTGTCAGTATTGGTATGACCATCGCAGAAATCTTCGGCGGTATTTTGATTGCAGCAATCATTACATTCGCAAACATATGGGTTGGTATCATTACGATGGCAATCGGCATTATCACATCTGTCATCAATGGTTTTATTGGAACTCTCACAGGGATTATCACATTCATCACGGGGGTATTCGCCGGGGATTGGTCGATGGCGTGGAACGGCATCGTGGAGGTGTTCAGCAGTATTTTTGGAATGCTGGCGAACATTGCAAGCAACGTACTCGGTGGCATCAAGAATATGGTGACGGGCATCATCCAGGACGTGAAGAACTTCGCAAGCGGCGAGAGTGGCGGCGGAGGAGGAGGACAGGAGATCGCGGCAAACGCACGCGGCGGCATCTACCGCAAGGGTGCATTTCTCACGACCTTTGCGGAGGACAGCGCAGAGGCGGCAATCCCTCTGGACGGTTCGCCGCGTGCGATCGGGCTATGGCGCAAGGCGGGTGAGCTGCTTGGTGTTGGACAAGATGACGGCGATGTATCGCGTTCTTCTGTGGCACGTGTAAACCTCAGTGGTGCAAACACAAGCAATACTGTATCGGCAATGAACAGCAGCGTGCAGCCGATGAACGCGCCGCCGATCTCCATTACACTGAACTTTAGTGGCAGCGTTCAGCCGGAGAAGGTCAAGCAGGCGGTCACAGAGGCGGCGCAGACGGTACAGAAAACCTTTGCAGAACAGATGGAAGCGTATAACCGTGAGAGGGGGCGGCTGGCATTTGGCTAAAGAATATCGCACTAAGAGCGGCGACACGTGGGATCTCATTGCATACGAGCAGATGGGCGACTGCGGCTATATGGACATCTTGATGGATGCCAACCGCGCCCATGTGCGAACGGGGATATTTTCGGCGGGTACGGTGCTGACCATCCCGTCCGTTCCGAAGGACGGCCGTGCGAAAAATCTGCCGCCGTGGAAGAGGTGAGACAATGAAAGCACGTCGGGCAAGGGTCAAATGTAAATATGACAATGTGGACATATCACAGGACATCGCCCGCTTCCTCAAGTCCTTCTCTGTGCGCGAAGTCCTCAGCGGCGAAGCAGACAGCGCGGAGATCACGCTCGAAGATCGTGAGGCACTCTGGCGGGGCGATTGGTTTCCGGAGCGCGGTGCAATCATGGATATTACGCTAGTAATATCAGATTGGGAAGGTGAGGGCGATAACAGAGAGCTGCCCCTTGGGAAGTTTGAGGTCGATGAGATCACGAACACGGGACCACCGAACGAGGCAAAGATCAAACTCATATCTGTGCCGAACAACACCGATCTGCGTGGAGTGGAGCGCACGCGCGCATGGGAAAAGGCGAATCTTTCCCGCATCGTGCAGCCACGCGGCAACGGACAGGAGGTCGCGCGAACGCTTCGGAGCGCCGTGCAGGCGCCTCAGCTGGTCGAAGAGGCTCAGGGCGAGATCGTGGACGCGCCCCAGATGCTCCATACGCCGCTCCACGCGCTTCAGGTAGTTCTCTACGCTCGCCTTGAGCACGTCCTTGACGACGGGCGAGCCTGCGCCGTATTTCTTGCCGTAATACTCGTAGAAGACGCCGTCTCGGAGACCGCAGCCCGAAACGATGAGGTCTTTGCCGCCGCTGAACTCCATGAGGCAGCGCGCGATCGTCGCACCTGCGACGATGATGTCGGCACGCTCCGTGGAAAGCCCGCCGAACTTCCTGCGGTTCGTGCAGCTCGACTTGATGATGGCCTGATAGCAA